GGGGGGCTGGAGGTCCAGGCGGAGTCATTGCTCTGCTTTCTCGTACCAGCTCTAACTGGTCCGGTTCCGCGAGCGTGACAGGCGGGACAGGGGGAACAGGAGCGGCAGGAGGGGCAAAGAACGGTACAGGCGTCGTAGGTTCCGCTGGTCTGCCCGCAGGGAATGGTCCGGCAGGTGTCTTCTTCCAATCGTCTATCTAATGCCCACTCTCGCAGGATTTCAGGCCGTCAAAAATCATCACTCTATGAGTCTCTTTAAAGAACATCGTCTGCTCCATATCACAATCACCTCGCTCAATGCGCAGAGGACTGCCGTAGGTGATGCCCCTCTCACACAGACCTCCATGGATGCACGCAGCGCGGATTCTCGCGTGCTTCCTGGGGCAACGGCAGGGCCTAGTGGGCAACCTCAAACACAAGGGCAACTCCTGGCAGCCTCGAACGGTGGAGCGGGTCCGCAGGGCTCTCCTCCTCCAACTCAGCAAAGGACTAATCCCTTTGGCAATCGTGTAACGCCTGGAGGCATTGCAGCAAATGCTGCGGCGAATAACGGCGCAAGCATGAGCAGTGCAGCGACTCTTGGACAAGGAATCAATGCGGCGACGCAAGGCGTTCCCCCCTCAACGCAGCAGCAGCAAGAACAGACAGATTTACTGAGTGGTGCGGCCTCGCAGAAAACAACGGGGAGCGCCACTACTGGTGCTCCTACTGCTGACAACCCCAGTGCTCCTCCCTCAGCTCCTGGTGCTCCAGGGAATTCTGCCACTCAGCCCCCAAAAGATTTGGTTCTCGAACAACTGAAGAACATGGCGACGACGCCAGAGGGAAAATTGGCGCTCGCTCAGTATGAGCAAAATCTCATTGATACTGAGAATGCACGTAAAACTGCCGATGCACAGTACACGCAAGAGAAGACGAATAGTGATGCCGCCTATGCAGACGTTTCCGCGAAGAACAAGGCGATGGAAGATACACTGAATAAGAATGCAACGGATGTGCGAGGACTGATTGATACGATCAAAAAGCAGAACCAAGACGCTCTCGATACCCAGCAAAAAGCAGGAAGTGATCAGCTCGCATGGCAAGCAGCCAAAGACTCTCGAACACTCTCCAAGAGCGAAGTCCAAGCACATCAGTCTCTTGTCGCTCAAATCGCTCTGGAAGGTGGTTTTGGACAAGACGCTGCCATGGTCCAAGTCGCCACGTCTGATGCAAACTTTGAAAGTAAGATCCAGGATGTGCAATCGAAACTGGGAGTGGATCAAACGAATCTCGCCGCAAAATACTCCGCTTTGTATGTAAAGAATAATAATGACTACCTGACAAAATCCATTGCAAATGCCAATGACTTGCAAAGTACGCTCATGACAGTCAGTCAGAATGAGAACACAGCGGAGCTGGGGCAAACATCAGCGAATAATGGCTTCTTGAAAGACTGGTATGCAGAGCAGAATTCTATTACAACGAAATTGGCGAGTGACAATACAACTCTGGTGAAGGACATGCAGACAGCTATAAATCAGAAGGCGACGGAAGACAAGAATCAGGCGAATATAGATCGTCAGAATGTGCAAGTTGCTGAAAATCTCTATATCAGCCTTGCAACAAAATATCCTGCAGGTGGTATTCCTCAGGATCAACTTGATAATCTCAATAGAGCCTTCCCAACGATGAAATTTACGCAAACGGGAGGTGATCCTTCCCTTGCTCAGATTAATGGAAAAAGAAGTGGAGCGGGGTTAGGTGGTACGTCATCAGGCCCCTATACATTCTCTGGAGCAGAACTCACGAAGAGCGGTTCTCCTACGACTCTTCCTAACTATCTCGCTCAACAAGCAACTGCAGCTGGTATCAAAGGATCAAATGTTTCTGCAGCACAGATAGCACAATGGACGGATCAGTATAACGCGAAATTGGCGACCTATAATCAGTATGATCCTTCCACACTTGCAAAGTCTTTTGACGATTGGAGTTCCAAGCTCTCTGCACCGGAAGCAAAACGAGATACAGGGATTTTTCAGCAATACATGAATAAGAAAGATTACCAAGGGGCATCGGATTATATTGATTCCTTGAAACCTGCTCTCCCTGCCCAGCAAGAGAAGACAATTGCAGATGCTGCGAAAGCCGTTCCTCTCTTGTCGCAAGCTGAAGCTATTTACAGGCAACTTGCAGTAGAAGGAATGACGGGGACATTCGAGGGTAAAGCATTGAGTTCTCTACCTTCATGGAATACTGCTCAAGCAAAATTGCAGGCAATCCAAACCTCTGCAGCTTTGGCCCTGGGGCAGGCTGATGGATTAACGGGCAGATCTGCTCTTGGCGCACTCAGCGCTCTCTCTACTCAAATTCCCAGTCAATCCATGACACCGGAGCAGGCATTGGGAGTAATGAAACAGACGCAAGATACTCTTCTTTCCGGCGTACATAGTGATTTGAATATCGGTTCTGCCAACTATAAGACCAATTATCTCAAGAAAAATTTTGACGATGCTGTCGCTGCCAATCCTTTTGGAGCAGATGCGCCTGCTCCTGTCACTGTTCTGACGCCTAAACAGCAAGCATTCCATGATTCTCTCTATAAATAATATGGACTTCAATCCCTCCGACCTCCAAAGTTCCGGCCTGCAAACGCTCAATGCGCCGAGTGTGGCATCCATTGATCAAAAAGCAGCTTCGGTTGCTCCAAGTTTTCAACCGTCACCTGTAGCACAGCCGTCTTTTTCTCCCGTACAAGCACAGCCTGCACCTCGCACGTTTGATTCGATCATCCATACGGCTCCTCCATCGAATGCAAATACTGCTACGGATCTCTCTTCCCTTAATCCTCTCTCTGTACCACAGGCTCAAGCGCAGAGTCCGAAGTACATGACTGCTGAAGAATATAATCAGAAAGTACAGGAGGGTGTGAGTGCGGGACTCCCGAAAGATCAAGTGGACCAAATGATTCTCGGTGCTGGGTATGTCGTTGGAGGGATAAAATCATTTACGCCACAGCAGTATGCACAGAAAGTGCAGGAAGGCGTGAGTGCGGGATATTCAGAAGATCAATCTCGTCAGATGATGAAAGAAGCAGGATATACATTGCCTGCTCCTCTTCCTCCACCTCCTCCGACATTCGAACAAGGACATCCCGTCATCGCAGGACTCACAAAAGGACTCATGGAGATGATGAATGCTCCTGGTGATCTTGCTTCGGCTGTCGCTC